ACGCTGACCTTCAACGCCTCCGGCCTGTTCACGGTGACCTAATGAGCCTGCATCGCAACCGCGTACAGATGACGGTGACGTCGGTCGATGGCGTGACCGGCGAACTGACGCTTGGATCTGCCACCACCGGCTATCAGTCGTTCAGCAGTGCCTACGGCGCCAACGCCACGGTCGATATCCTTATCACCGAGGGCACCGATTGGGAGGTGGACCGCAACTGCTCCTACAACCACGCCAACGGGCTGGTGGATCGCGGCACCATCGAGGCGTCGTCGAGTGGCGGTAGCACGGTCACGTTTACGACGCCTACGGTCAGCGTCATCGCTACGGCGGCGAGCGGCAACAATTGGGGCTTGAATCAGATCAAGGCGGCGGTCACCGGATCGAACGTCACTGGTGTCGTCGGCACGATGCACATTCTGGATCTGGCGGGCCTCACCGCCGACCGCGACTTCGTGCTGCCTGCAGCGTGCGCGGTTGGCGACCGCATCGGCGTGTTTGTTGAAGTAGGCGACGCCGATCACGAACTGCTGCTGAAGCCCGACTCCATCGACACGATTAACGGCGGGTCTGCCGGTGCGGAATGGTCGCGGCTGTTCATCAGCAACGAGTGCGTGATTTTCCGATGCATTACGGCTAATTCCGCATGGATTGTTGAGCATGACGGGCGAATACCGTGCACGGCCCGCATGGGATTGGAATCAACTATCACCAATCGGTTTGCAGTAGCGGGAACGTATTACGAAGTCGCGTTCGATTCCGTTCAATACGACAACGCGAGCATGGCAAGCATTGCAAATGAGGATTTCACCATTCGACGCGCCGGCAAATATCTGGTGCAGGCAAGTGTGGTGTCTTCAGATGCAACCGCAGATCAAGAGGCGTTGACCACGCGAGTGATGATTGGTGGAGCAACGACCGCCGTCAGTCGAGCGTTTAGGGCGTCAGGCGCCGCTTCGTTTAGCCCCTACGGGACAGTAGACGCAATTTTGGAATTTGCTTCTGGAGATGTGGTGTCGTGGGAAGCGCGGTACGGGACGACCGCCAATCTGGACGAGCATGGGCAGGCGGGAGGCACAACGAACTACATGTCCCTGCGGGAGTTGATTCCATGACTCTAACTGCTGTGCTGATTTCCATGGGCTACATTCTTGACGCTGATTTTGAAGTTGTGGCCAGCAGTGCGGGGGCGCCAATGCTGCGTTGGCTCTCCGACAAACCCCGCCCCACCGACGCCGAGATCGCCGCCGCCGCGCTGCCCGCAGCCAAAGCCGCCAAGACGCAGCAGATTAAAGCCGCCGCTCGCGCCCGCATCCTCGCCCGCTACCCTGAGTGGCGGCAAGCAAATTTGACTGCCCGAGCGGTTGAACTGGTCAGCCTCGGTCAGACCACTGGCCCGGAGTGGGGCCAGATGCAAGCAATTTGGAACTGGATCAAAGCTACACGCGCTCGCAGCGACCTGCTGGAATCTGATGTGGACAACTGCATCACCGTCGAGGCGGTCGAGCAACTGACTATCGGCGGTTGGCCGGAATAAGGAACAAAAATGACAGATAACGTAGTTCTTCCCGGCACCGGCGAGTCGATTGCCACTGACGACATCAGCGGTGCCCAATATCAGCGCATCAAGGTCAGTGATGGGCTGGCGGACAGCACCACGCACATGCGAGTGTTGACTACGCATCCGCTGTCGGATACCGCTGGTGCCGTAGTGCGACAGGCTCCGGCAGAGATATGGGTGACTGGCTTTAGCAAGGTCGGTTCTGCGTTTCTGGAGACCGACAAGTTTACGCAGCGCCGCCTCGGCACTGGCATGGGTGTTACGCAAAGCGGCGGCAACTTGCTGTTGACCACTGGCACAACGGCTAACAGCGAGTTTCTGGCTCGTTCTACGATTTCTTGGCGCGGGGCGCTGACGGCTCGCTACAAGACCATTCTCAGCCAGCGGATTGCCAACCAGAACTTTGTCATGCTGCTTGCCGATAGTGTTGGTGAGGGCCTGACATATACCAACACCGCCACAACGCTGACCATCACCAAAACGGCGCACGGTTTCACTGCCGATAACGTGGGGCAATTTATTTACGTTGGTGGTATTAACGCTACCAGCGGCACCGCAATCCCTGGTCGCTACGCAATTGCGTCGATTACTAACGCAGATACGTTTGTTATGACTGTGGCTAGTTGGACAACTGGCGGCGGGACGCTGGACCTGTTTGGGTACAACTTTATCCGGTCCGCTTACAGCGGCACCACGGTCACAAACGCTTCTGTAGACGCGCAACGTAACGGTTGGAACTCAGGCGACACCACGGCAACGATCAACACCACGGCGTCCCCCGGCCATATGATGCAGATTTTTATGGACAGCCGAAACATTGCGTGGGCCGATACGCTGGTTGCCAGCGCCACCTCACCAACGGTTACTACTCGCGCTTCGCGGGTAGAAAACGTGCCAGATAATGAAACCGAGCTTTACTGGTTTATTTGGATGTTCAACGGATCAACCGCGCCCGCATCTACGACCACATGGACAGTGAGTTTTGTTGCGGTCGAGGATAACGCCAACGTTCCAACGTACATCGCAGGCGTGCGCCCGTTGGGCACGCAGGCTCCGCTGCCTGTCTCCGGTGTCGGCACATTCACGGTTTCCTTCACGCAACCTGCGCTGGTAGCAGGCACGGCGGCAATCGGCGATGTTGGCCAGCAGTACCGAGCTAACGCGACCGGCGCAGCCTCTGGAACGCACCTTGTCTCTGCCGCCACTACTAACCCAACGGTAGTGAAAGCTGGCGCAGGCCGTCTGTTGGGCTATGTGCTGACAAACAACGCGGCGTCCAAGGTCTACGTCAAATTCCACAACCAGACTACAGCCCCCACCGCAGGGACTGGTGTTGTTCGGTCTGTCGGTATCCCCACCGGGGGCACGGTAGCCTGGAGCCTGGAAGGCGGCGTAGCCTTCGCTACGGGCATCGCGCTCACCACCGTGACTGGCGCGGCTGACGCCGATAACACGGCAGTGGCGCTTAACGACATCGTCGGGGACATATTCTTCGCATGAAGATCGAGCTTTTGGCAGACGTTATTCTGTACGACGTGCAGTTGCTTGTCGGCCAAAAAGCTATTGTTTCCGACGACGACGGCGCCGCATTAGTGGCGCAGAGCCTAGCTAGTTTGTTGGCAGAAGACGCGCACGGCGGTTTTGCGGTGCCCATGCAAACGCAACCGTAAGCTATGCTGATCCTGCTGTTTGCTCAGCCGTCGTCACCCCCGCCAGCATCTATTGATGTCGGTTGGGGGTCGCAGCCTTGGGCGGCTGCGCCGTGGGCGGGCGAACTGCCCGCCGCAGGTGCGTACAGCCTGTCGCTGGACGCCGGCAGCTATAGCCTGTCAGGGCAAGACGTAACGCTTACGTATCTGCCTGCTGGCGGTACCGCGTACAGCCTGTCGCTGGACGCTGGCAGTTACCTTTTGTCAGGGCAGGATGTCGGCCTTACGTCGGCACGACGCATAGCTCTTGATACCGGCACGTATAGCCTGACCGGCTACGACGTAACTTTTCGCACTACGCTCAGTATACCTCTTGACACAGGGGTGTATACTTTAAACGGCCAGCCTGTTACCCTGACTTGGAGCGGCGCACCGCCAGTTGCAACGCCAATCGATACAATCATTACACTGCGTTCACTGACCGAACGCTGGAGAATGTAACTCATGTCCACCGCCGTCAAAGCAATTACTTCCTGCTTGGGCTACCAGCAGATCACCTCGCTGAGCGCATCCACGGGCCTGACCGTGCCGACGACCGACAAGAACGGTCTGAACGCCAAGCCGACGCTGGCGCTGATCGTGGCCGACACTCAGAACGTCCGCTGGCGCGATGACGGCGTGGCCCCGACCGCGAGCATTGGAATGCCGCTGGCCAAAGGCGTAACGCTGCAATACGACGGCGACCTGTCCAAGATCCGATTCATCGAAGAAGTCGGCGGGGCAGTCCTCAACATCTCTTACTACGTCTGAGGCCGACATGCCGACCACATTCAACGACGCGGCTCCGGTGGACTACGTCAAGTATTTCACGGATCAACTGCCGCAGGATCTGGCAAAGCTGGCGGCGCTGCGCGACGAACTGGCGCTGCGGCAGGGCAACATCGACGCGGTCAAGAAGACCGCTGAGATGAAAGAGCAGGCGAAGAAGGAACTGGACGAAGCGAAGGCCGAGGCCGCGCAGCTAAAGGCCGAAGCCAAGGCGGACGCGGCAGAGGCGTCCGCCAAGAAGAAGGCGCAGGACGCCCGCGAGAAGGAACTGACCGCTCGCATTACTGACTTCGACAAGCAGGTGGCCGCGCAGGCCACTGCCGCCGCGCAGAAGGACAAGACGCTGGCCGACCGCGAAGCGGCGCTGGCAAAGCAGACTGCGGATTTGCAGGCTCTGCAACAGAAACTCGACCGCGACCGTGCGGACCTCGACGCCCGAGTGAAGGCGTTCCAGGCGAAGGTGGCGGCACTGACAGTTTGACCGCACTGGTCCGGTAGGCCAGGGATTCTCAGGAATCAAGATGTCCGAAGAAATGGAAGTGCCAGCGGCGGAAGCCGTGCCAGAACAGGACGTAACGGCTGCGCCTGTTGCTGATGAAGTTACGCCGGAAGAACATGCGGCTGAGACGGCTAAGACCTTCACTCAAGAAGAACTTGATGCCATCGTAGCCAAACGACTTGCAAGAGAGCAGCGAAAGTGGGAGCGCCAGCAGTCGCAGCGCCCTGCCGCCGCCCCTGTTGAAGTGCCGCCCGCAGACGAATTCCCGTCTGTGGAAGCCTACGCGGAAGCGTTGGCGGCGAAGAAGGCTCAAGAGCTTCTTCAGCAACAGGAAGCGGAACGGCAGCGTCTGGCTCTGCTGGATGCCTATCACGAACGGGAAGAAAAGGCGCGGGAGCGGTACGACGACTTTGAACAGGTCGTCTACAACACCCGTCTGCCCATCTCTAACGTGATGGCTGAGACGATTCAGTCGTCGGACATTGGCCCCGAGATCGCGTATCACCTCGGCTCCAATCCGAAAGAGGCTGAGCGTATCTCCAAACTCTCGCCGCTGTTGCAGGCTCGGGAGATCGGCAAGATTGAGGCCAAGTTGGCTGACAATCCCCCGGTCAAGAAGACAACGAACGCGCCCCCGCCGATTGCGCCTGTCAGCGCACGGGCGAGCGGTGCTCCGGCTTACGACACCACGGACCCTCGTTCGCTGAAAACGCTGACGACGAGCCAGTGGATCGAGCAGGAGCGCCAACGCCAGATCAAGGCGTGGGAAGCCAAACAGCGAACGCGCTAACCCTTTGAAAGGAAAGAAAACGTGTCGAATTCATTGCTCACAATCGACATGATTACGAGGAAGGCTCTGGAGATTCTGGAGAACAACCTCGTAATCACCCGCAACGTCAACCGCGCTTACGATGACAGCTTCGCCATCGAAGGCGCCAAGATCGGCTCCAGCCTGCGTATCCGCCTGCCGGACCGCTCTCTGGTGACTGACGGTGCCGCCCTGCAAGTGCAGGACGTCAGCCAGCAGCAGGTCACCCTGACCGTGGACAGCCAGAAGCACATCGGCGTGAACTTCACGACCGCTGAGCTTACGATGTCCCTCGACGACTTCGCCGACCGAGTGCTCAAGCCGAGGATCTCTCAGCTTGCGTCCAGCATCGACGCTGACGTCGCCAACGCCTACAAGAACATCTTTAACTCGGTCGGCACCCCGGGCACCACACCCGCGACCTCGCTGGTCCTGCTCCAGGCCCAGCAGAAGATGAACGAAGCGGCGGCGGTTGCCAGCCCCCGTTACTTGACCGTCAACCCGGCTGCGAACGCCGGTCTGGTGGAAGGCATGAAGGGCCTGTTCAACCCGGTCAGCACCATCTCCCGTCAGTTCAAGTCGGGTCTGATGGGCGAAGGCATCCTCGGCTTCGAGGAGCTGGCCATGTCGCAGTCGATGAAGGTCCACACCACGGGCGACTGGGGTACGGCCATTGAAGTTGACGGCGCCCCGACCGCGCAGGGCACGTCCCAACTGGCCATCACCTTTACGGGTTCTTCAAAGACCTGGAAAGTGGGCGACGTGTTTACCATGCAGAGCGTCTTCGCCGTTAACCCGCAGACCCGCGAATCCACCGGCTCGCTTCAGCAGTTCGTGGTGACCGAGGATCTGACGGGTTCTTCGAGCGGCACGTTGAAGTTTGCCCCGGCGCTGTACACGGCTGCGCACCCGCTGGCCACCGTTGACGCCTTCCCGGCTAACGATGCCGACATCACGATGCTTGGCTCGGCTGCGTCGCAGTACCCGCAGAACCTCGCCTATCACCGCGACGCCATCACGTTCGCCACCGCTGACCTTATCATGCCGCAAGGCGTGGATATGTCCTCGCGGCAGGTCCACAACGGCATCTCCATGCGGATCGTTCGTCAGTACGACATCAACAATGACCGCCTGCCGTGCCGGATTGACGTTTTGTATGGCTACAAGGTGATCCGTCCTGAGATGGCTGTGCGTGTCTGGGGCTAACCGCTTAGGGGGCTTCGGCCCCCTTCATCTATTTCTGTGAGGAATACACCATGGCACTTCCCAATGGCGGCGGCGGTTATCAGGTCGGCGACGGCAACCTGGACGAACCGCTTATCGACACCATCCCCGCGCCGGTTACGGCGACCACCACCACTACCTTCACCGCCGCGCAACTGCTCAACGGCCTGATGCTGCTGAACAGCGGCATCACCGCCAACGTGGCGTACACGTTGCCGACGGTGGCGCAACTGGAAGCGGACCTCACCAACTCTGACAAGGTTGGTACGTCGTTCACTTTCCGTGTCGTCAACCTCGGCACTTCGTCCGGCACCGCGACCATCACCACCAACACCGGCTGGACCATTACCGGCTCGCTGACCATGACCATTCCGGTCACGACCGGCGTAACGCTGGTGGCTCGCAAGACTGGCCCCGGCGCGTGGGTGCTGTACCGGGTGGCCTAACAGGAGCGCATCATGCCCAACACCAAGCCAATAGGCGTTGCTTACGCCGATCCGGGGGTGGAAAGCATCGTCTCTACGGGTGCGGTTCAGGCTTTCTCGGGCACCGCCGTGCCCGCAGGCGGCACGACCGGCGCGGGCTTTACGCTGTCCAGCACGACGAACCTCGGCATCTTTTTTGGTTCCGGGGCTCCGACGCTGTCGGCTGCGCAAGGCTCGCTGTACATCCGCACGGACGGTTCTTCCACTTCCACTCGCCTGTATGTGAACACGACCGGGTCTACTACGTGGACCAACGTGACCACCGCAGCGTAACGGACAGGGGGCTTCGGCCCCCTGCTTTATCATGCCTGTGATCTACCTCAAGCACCCCGTCCACGGCAACAAGATCGCCATTGCCGAGGCGGAAGCGGAAGCAGATGAGAAAAACGGCTGGGAGCGTTATACTCCCGGCGAAGAAGTTGCGCCCAACGAGCTTGTTGTGGCGCGGCGCGGCCGACCGAGGGTGACCAATGAGCACAACCGCCGGGGACCAGATTAACGCGGCGCTGCGCCTGATTGGGCAACTAGCCGAAGGCGAGGTGCCCTCCGCTGCGACGACACAAGACGCTCTCGCGGCGATGCAGCAGATGATCGATAGCTGGAACCTTGAGCGGCTGATGGTCTACGCCACGCAAGATCAGGTCTTTACGTGGCCGCAGGGCACCGCGACCCGCACGCTGGGGCCGACGGGCAATTTTGTAGGTGGGCGCCCCGTGGCGCTGGACGACGCCACCTACTTCCGCGATCCGGCGAATGGTCTGAGCTACGGCATCAAGATCATCAACCAGCAGCAGTACAACGGCATCGCGCTCAAGACGGTTACGGCAACCTACCCGCAGGTCATATGGCCGAACTTCACGAATCCCGACATCGAGATGACCATCTATCCGGTGGCTACAAGGCCGTTGGAGTGGCATTTCGTGTCCGTGGAGCCGCTGACCCAGCCTGTCAACGCAGCGACGACGCTAGCCTTCCCGCCAGGATACCTGCGCTGCTTCAAGTACAGCCTTGCCTGCGAGATCGCTAACGAGTTCGGCATCGAGCCGCCGCCCACCGTGCAGCGGATCGCCATGACCAGCAAGCGTAACCTCAAGCGGGTCAACTTCCCCGACGACGTCATGTCCATGCCCTACAGCGTCGTGGCGCGGCGGGGCCGGTATAACATCTACGCCGGATCATACTAATGGCCGACGTCAAGATCTCTCAACTGCCCGCAGTTACTTCGCCGGTCGCGTCTACGGATGTGCTGCCTGTCGTGCAGGGCGGCGCCACCAAAAAGGCGTCCGTGGCTCAGTTGGGCTTTTTACCCGCAGGCACTAGCGCGGTTACGCGCACGATTCAAGACAAGCTGCGCGACGTTGTTAGCGTCAAGGATTTTGGCGCTGTTGGTAACGGAGTGACCGACGATACAGCGTCGGTTCATGCCGCTTTTGACTACGCAAAAAACAATGGCGTTTCTGTGTTTTTTCCTGCGGGCAAATATCGCGTCACTAGCGGGTATACCAACTCAACACTTCGCGGCGACGTAACAATTTTTGGCGAAGGGCTCGACTATGCCGCAAGCAACGCGAGTCAAGTCAATACGTCGTGCATTTTGTTGGACAGCGCAAGTAGTTCCAGCTTTTTCTATGAGCAAACAGCAGACAACCAGTTGACAGTCAACAACATGGTGTTTGGTTGTGCTCAATACGTTCTGGACCGAAAGTTTTTTGTCACCAGCGGGCCCATGCGGCACACGTTTGACAACGTGAATTTTGTTTCTGTCGAGCGGCCATTTGTATATCTTTCTGGCACCTACTTTCAAATGAGTTCGTACCGAAACATTCGGTTTACGAACTCTGGTTCGTTTCATTCAACGACGCCGAATTTGATCGCCACATTCATGCTGATTGAAAACTGTGACGTTGAAGGGATAGTCCCTGCGAACACAGAAAAAATTATTTGCAATCTTGCTGGTGTTCGGCAATTGCAGGCTAAGAACTTTCTTATTGAGCCACAAGTTCCTGCAACCGGATGGGTCGCTTTGCTTTTGCAGAACGATTACGACGCAGATTGGGTCCGCTTCCCTACTGCAACATTCCGTGGATTTTGGGTTGAAGTTACTGGATTTGCGCTTTTGTATTCCGTCCGTCAAGTAAAAGGGCGGACGTTGTTCATTTCGCCAGTTCTCAATAATGGAGTTGCTGCGCCGTTTCGCATTGAAGATAAAGGCGCAGCAGAATTGCGGGACACCAGTTTTTCAGGAACAAATGATCCGCTGCAAAACTACTTTTCTCTTAGTAGTTTTGTAGCGCAGGTAAAACTGACAAATTGCAACTACCGCAACGCCGGAACCGCAATTACTGACCCAAGCTTTACATTTGACAACTGCTCGAACTCGCCTGCTGCTGGACAAGACAATTTTACGGCAACCGCCCACAACAACCAACAGTCACAACTTTTGTGGGCATTTGACGGTGGTTACCCAGACCCCGGCAGGGTTCAAATCAATCTGTTCGGCGGAACGACGTACACACCCACCGTGAATGCGGCGTTTGGTCGGGCGCTTCGATTCATACGCAGCGGCAACGTCATCAACGCAAGATTTCAAGCCAGGACTAGAGGCGACTTTGCCCAAGGTGGACAGATGTTTGCTGTGGTGCGCGGAACGCTGCCGACGTTCGCCACCAACCTCTTTGAGATCTACTTCATTGTGAATGGTACTTCCATCGGCGGGGGCCGCGTATTTACATCAGCAGATTCTGGGGCTGAGTTTAGAATGGTGTTGCCGTTCACTACCACGACCCTGAATCCGACGACGATGGGCGTTGAGTTTGGTTGTGCTACCGCTTCCAGCGACTTGCTGATTTATCAGTTTGAATTGTGGATCGGTAAGAGTCTGCCCAATGTCACAATCCCAAGTTTTCCGCAAAACGTGCAGACCTATGCAACGGCGGCGCCTACCGCTGGCGAGTGGGCGCAAGGTGATCGAGTATTTAACAGTGCGCCTACCGTCGGGCAACCAAAGTCCTGGGTCTGCACGGTCGCGGGTACGTCCGGTACTTGGGTCAGTGAAGGCAATCTTTAACTTAGATGACGGCAAATGTTATTGGCGCCGCTCATGCCGCAGTTGTGAGATAAAACCAATGGCCAAAAAACTTTCCCCGTTTGAGCAAACCTGAGCTATGGCAAACATCAAGATCTCTCAACTGCCGGTCGCCTCGACGCCTCTGACTGGCGACGAGCTAGTGCCGTTGGTGCAGGGCGGGGCGACGGAACGCACGACCGTCGATCAGTTCATCAACGCGGCGCGAGGCCAGACGACTTGGACTGGCACTAGCTATTCGGGTGAGTGGATAAGCGCCCCAAGCCTCTTTCGGCTGCGTTTGATCGGCACCGGAACGGTTACCGTAGATGCAAGAAATCGGCTAGGCACCGTGACTACTGCGGCAGAAACATACGCAATCAGCGGCGCTACCAATCAAATTGAGTTTCCGTTTTTGGGTAACGACGCGGCAGAGATGCGCGTCAACTATCCGAATACGGTTAACGTGGAGGTTTTGGCATGAGTGACGGCTATCCGGTAAACCTGCGCACGCTAATCAGCGGCGAAAACCAAGCGTTAAATTCGCTGGAAGTTATCGACGGTGTCGGTGACTACAAAACCGTTGCTGCCAGCCAAACCGATCAAGTGCTTGGCACCAGCGGTGCAGTGGGAGATTATCTCAACAGATTGATCTGCGTGGTGTCCACTGCGGCCACCGCGCAAGTGCAAATTAAAGACGGTAGTGGCAGCGCCATTACTGTTTTTCCTAACAGCCCTGGCGGAGGTATCGGCACTTACGTCATTCCTGTCGGCGCTAAAGCTACAGGGCTTGGGTGGAAAGTTACGACCGGAGCTGGAGTTGCTGTTATCGCGGTAGGGGCGTTCAGCTAATGGCCAAGTTCACTGTAAGCAATGGCGTTCTATATCTGGGCGGGCAGCGTTGCGCAGAAATAGGCATCAATGCTTACAGCCTTGGTGAAAAGACTTGGGGGCAAGCCACGCCCGACAACGCCTATCTGACCAGCTTTCCACTTATCAAAAGTTACGGCTACAACGTCGTGCGCATCATGGCCGCGCCGTTTGGCGGCACCGGCACCTATGGTTGGGGCAACGTTGTTGGCAGCACACCGCCGACAACGTGGAACGACCTGAACTCTGGCTATCGGTCAAAGATCGACGCCATCATGGATGCGGCGGGCGACAACGGGTTGACCGTTATCGCGGCGCCGTTGTGGTATTACAAAGCAATCCCCGACATGCTGGGGGAGACTGAAGAACAAGCCTTCACGCCGGGCAGCGCTTCGCAGACGTACTGGGAAGCGTTTGCCTCTGTGTTCGCTGACCACTTTAAGAACCACGACGCTTACGGGGCGCACAGCCCGTTCAATGAATGGCCCGTCGAAGGCATTCGTGGATTTACTATGTCAGGCAGCCCGCCCCAGCCTTTTGCCGGATGGTCCGCAGCCAACGTGCGCGGCGCGTGCGAACGGATCTGGGCGGCCATGCGAGCAGCAGATCCAACGCGCATTGTTATTCCGGGTTTTATTGCGCCGCCGATCTACAACGACGCTTTCCGATGGGAGTGGTTTCGCGGGATTGATGACAGCATTTTGTCTAGCGGCAGCGCCGATGTGTTGGATTGGCATGTCTATCTTTCAACTACCTTTGTCGGCGAAAAGATGTTTACGCCAACAACTCCAACGACGCCGTTGCAAGTAGACCCTGTTCAATACGAAAATTTTGTCGGGTTAAAAGAGTTGCTGACCGAAGCGCGGCGCCGCGCAGCGTCACGCGGCAAGCCATTTGTTATGACAGAATTTGGCGTTAATAGTTATCAAGATCCCAGCAGTGTAGCCAAGATCACGGAACTAGTTACCGCAGTCAAAAATGCTGGCGTGCAGCTTGCGCTGATGTGGGATTGGAACCCGCGCACGTCTCTGGTCGTCCCAAATCAAGACAGATGGTCGATTTATCCCGGATACATTGACCACAATGGCTACGCTCGCGGAGACAATTATCTAGCTGCGGTCACTAACGAAAACGTAAACCCGTCAACAGTACCAAGCGTGTCGGCCCAAGTGCCGCCGCGCTGCGCCCGTTTTTCTGGCGCGTCCAACAGCGGCGTATCCATCCCCGCGTCTGCTCGGTACCAGACCGCCGAGATGACCATCATGGGCTGGATTCGGATGCGCGGCAGGCCGGCGGCGTTTTCCAGAATCGCGCAGTATCGCAACGCCGCCGCAACCGCTGGATGGCTTTGGCTGTTTGATGCGCCCGCCAACTTCTCTTACATGGAGTGGCGAAAAGCGAGTGGATCTGCTGAAAGCACTGCTGGTGATGCTGGTCGTCGCCCAACAAATCGTTGGTATCACGTTGCAATTTCGTTCTCTAATACAGAAACGCAGTTGTTCCTAGATGGACGCGAGTTTCGATATTTTACTTACGCCAACGCAGGCTGGGCGCCGCACGATGGCACCACCAATCTATTCCTTGGCTATGACGGCACAACTAATTGGGGCCGATTCGACATGGCCGACTTTGGCTTGTTTAATCGCCGCGTAAGCGCAGACGAGATCTTCGAATATGTGTTCTACGGTGTGCGTCCGGCGACGCCGGTCGGTTGGTGGCCGTTGCAAAACAACGCTAACGACGACAGCGGTTTCGGTAATAACGGTACGGCGTTGTCCGCGCTAACTTTTGTTGACACGCAAGACGCCAGAGCAGCTATTACTCAGGCCCGCGCCCCTAGAGTATGAAAACCCCGTTCCTCGGCTCCAGCTATGTGGCCCGCAGCGTAAACGCTGCGGACAACCGCATGGTGAACCTGTACCCAGAAATTCTCGCGGAAGGCGGCAAAGAGGCGGCGTTCCTGACCCGCGCTCCGGGCTTGCGTCTGGTGGCGACCGTGGGTACGGGGCCGATCCGAGGGATGTTGGCTTACGGCGGGTTTGGCTACGTCGTCAGCGGCGTGGAGTTGTACCGCATTGACCAGTACTACAACGTTACGCTGCTCGGCACGGTCAGCGGCTCGGGGCCGGTCAGCATGGCCGACAACGGCGACCAGTTGTTTGTCGCCTGCGACCCCAAAAGCTACATCTACAACGCGACGACAGGCGTCTTTCAGGAAATCACCGACCCGGACTTCCCGGGTGCAAAAACGGTCTCGTTCCTCGACGGCTACTTCGTTTTCAGCCAGCCCGACTCGCAGAAGTTTTGGGTCACGGCGCTGCTGGACGGCACCTCGGTCGAGCCGCTGGATTTTGCCAGCGCCGAAGGCTCGCCTGATCGGCTGGTGTCGCTGATCGTGGACCACCGCGAGGTGTGGCTGTTCGGCACCTCGTCGGTCGAGGTCTGGTACAACGCTGGCGGTGTGGACTTTCCGCTGGAGCGCATCCAGGGCGCGTTTAACGAACTCGGCTGCGCTGCGGCGTACTCGGTTGCCAAGCTCGACAACGCGCTGTTCTGGCTGGGCGCGGACGCTCGCGGCAAGGGCATTGCCTACCGCAGTAACGGTTACACCGGCACGCGGGTCAGCACCCACGCGATTGAGTGGCAGATTCAGAACTACAGCCGCATTGATGACGCTATCGGCTACACCTATCAGCAGGACGGGCATTCGTTCTATGTGCTGACGTTCCCGACGGCCAACGCTACTTGGGTGTTCGACGTGGCGACTGGGGCGTGGCATGAGCGGGCCAGTTGGATTACCAACCGGCTGGGGCGGCACCGCAGCAACTGCCAGATGGCGTACAACGGCGAAGTGCTGGTAGGCGACTACCAAAACGGCAAGGTGTACGCTTTCGACATGGACGTCCATTCGGACGCGGGCGAGATCCAGAAGTGGGTGCGGTCCTGGCGGGCGCTGCCGACGGGCCAGAACAACTTGAACCGTACCGCGCACCACGCGCTGCAACTGGACTGCGAGACGGGCGTCGGCTTGGGCGGGTACGACCAATTTGATTTCATCGGACTAGGTATTGATGAAGTTGGTTACACGGATTTGGTCACAGAGACTGAAGAACTTCTGACTGCGGAAAGCGACGACGTTTTCTTTTACAACTCGTTTCCGCTAGAAACAGACGATGTTTTGGTTACCGAAAACGGCGATCTTTTGGTTGTAGATGTTTTGACTACGGTGGGGGCGCTGCCGCGCGTCATGCTGCGCTGGAGCGACGACGGCGGGCACACCTGGAGCAACGAGCACTGGCGAGAAATGGGCCGCATTGGCGAGCACAGCCACCGCGTCATCTGGCGGCGGCTGGGCATGACGCTCAAGCTGCGCGACCGCGTGTACGAGGTCAGCGGGACCGATCCGGTCAAGATCGCGCTGCTGGGCGCTGAACTGCAACTGAGTCCGACCAGTGGCTGAAGCTAACCCTCAACTTCCAGCATCGCGGGTGCCGCTGCTCGACGCCGCCACGGGGCTGATGGCGCGGGAGTGGTACCGTTACTTCGTCAACCTCCAGACGGACGCGACGTCTGCTTTTCCGGTCAACTTTGACAACGTTCGCCGGATCAACTTCGACAACACGCCCTCGCCGCCGGTCGCGTACTCCTCCGGCACGCTGGCGTGGGGCGGGACAGACGCGACGCTTGACCTCGGCATGAACTACGGCGTGGTCCAGCAGATCGGGCTGGAACTGTACGCTCGCGTCGAGAACCAGACGGGCAGCACGATCCCTCGCGGTACGGTCGTGGGCTTCGCGGGCGTCGGCACCGGCAACACGCTGGCGGTAGCGCCGTACCTCGCGGACGGCTCGCAGCCGTCGCTGTACATCCTTGGCGTTATGGCGCACGACCTGCCCGACAGTGGGCAGCAGGGCTATTGCACCGTCTGGGGCGCGATAGCAGGCATCAACACCACGGCGTTCAGCGCGGGCGACATCCTCTACCCCTCAACCACGGTGGCGGGCGCGTACACCAACGTCAAGCCCACGGCGCCAAACAACGTCATCCCGGTGGCGGCGGTGATGAGCGTCGGCACGAACGGCGTCATCTTTGTGCGCCCGACTATCCAACAGCAGCAGTACTACGGCGTGTTTGTGAAGACCGACACGGTGACGCCTGCGGCCACAAACACCGAGTATCTGTTAGATTTCAGTTCCACCCAAGTCGCTAACGGGGTGGCGCTCGGCACGCCCGCGTCGCGTGTTGTCGTGCCGGTGTCGGGGCTGTATCAGTTCAACGCTACGGTGCAGTTGACCAGCAACAACTCAAGCCCGAAGAACGTCTGGTTCTGGTTCAAAAAGAACGGCGTTAATATCGCCAACACGTCGCGGCTGGTGACGAACAACATCAATAACGGGTACAGCCCACTGGCGTTCATCGAGACGTTCTCACTGAACGCGAACGATTACGTTGAACTGGCCTACGCATCGGATAATACCGGCGTCTCGATCAACACCGTCTCTGGTCTGGCTGCGTCTGCACCCACCGCGCCTGCTATCGTGCTGACCGTGCAGCAGACCCAACAGTAAGGACCGACATGGCAACTCTGGCCCCGCAGCCGAAACTTCAGTTCTTCGACAACAACGGCAACCCGCTGTCGGGCGGCAGGCTCTACACCTACGTCGCTGGGACGACCACGCCGCAGGCGACGTTCACCGACGAGACCGGCACCGTCACCAACACCAACCCGGTCATCCTCGACTCTCGCGGCGAGGCGAACGTCTGGTTCGGCCCCGGCACCTACAAGCTTAAGCTGGCCACGGCGGCGGACGTCGAGGTGTGGTCGGTAGACGACATCGGCTCTCAACTGTCCGTCGCCGATCTGGCCACCGGCATCCAGACGTGGCTGGGCAATCCGACATCCGCCAATCTGCGCACCGCGATGGTGGATGAGACCGGCACGGGGGCGCTGGTGTTCGCCAACGCGCCGACGCTGGTACTGCCCAACGTCGATGTCATCAACGAAGCCACCCCCGGCGTCGGCGTGACGGTGGACGGCGTGCTGCTGCAGGACAACGACGTCTCGGCTCAGGACGTCACCGGCAGCGCCACGGTCAACGCACCAATCGTCAACGCTACCGGCACCAGTAGCAGCGGCGGCATCGTGCGGCTGTACGAGGACACCGACACTGGCACCAACTATGTGCAGTTGACCGCGCCTTCGTCGATAGCATCTAACCGTGTACTGACCCTGCCGGACTCAGTAGGCACTGCGGGCCAAGCCCTAACAACTAACGGCAGCGGAACGCTGTCGTTTGTTTCTATCCCGGCTGCGGGAACGATGCTAACCGCTGTGTCGCAGACAGAACTTGAATTCCCAAGCATTCCTGCTTGGGCTAAACGTATCACAATGGCTTTTGCTGGTTTGTCCGCATCGGGCAACGTCCAGCCGCTAATTCAGATGGGCACAGCCACTGCCTATGAAGTAACTGGCTACACAACTTCCATCCAGTACATCGGCGTTGGATCGTCCGCCGCTGTCACTAGCGGCTGGCCGCTGGCGGGCAACCTTGCGGCGGCGAACACTTATGGCGGCAAGTTTGAGTTTAACCTGATCGACGCCAGCGCCAATACTTGGGTTGGTACGGGCCAGATCCTTCAGTTTAACGGCGGTTTGACGCCTAATCTATGCGTTGGCTACAAGTCGCTTGGGTCTGTGCTTACCCGCATTCGGCTGTACATGAACGGTACGGATACGTTCGACGCAGGCTCCGTGAACATCCTCTACGAATGAGCGCAGACGTCCAGACCGCGCAGATGCGCGGCAAAGTGCAGGCGCTGCAAGAGGAGATCCTCAAGCAGCCCCAGGTCGAACTGCCGACTGAGCACATCTTCCACGGCGGGATGTATTGCCGTCAGGTGTGGCAACCGGCTGGGACTATAATCGTCGGCAAGGTCCATAAGAAGGAACACTTCTTCATGGTGGTGTCGGGATGCGTCGCGGTGTCGGTTGGCGAGGAGGCGCAAGAGATACGCGCCCCGTTCCTGCTGACCAGCCATCCGGGCGACAAGCGGGCGATCTACGCGATCACCGACACGCTGTACATGACCGTCCACCGCACCGACGAAACGGACGTCGCGGCGGCGGAAGATGAACTGGTGGAATACGATCCGACCTGCCCGTTTCTGGTCGGCAACAAGCTAAAGGTGCTGCCATGTCAATGATCGCCGCCGCCGCCGCAGTAATGGGGGGTGCCCAAATTGGTTCGGGCATCCTCCAAAGCCGCGCCGCAAGCAAAGCCGCCGCCGCGCAAGCCGCCGCGCAGGGCGACGCGCTGAACGCGCAGCGGGCGATGTTTGAGCGGCAGATTGAACTGCAAGAGCCGTTCCGACAGGCCGGGCTAACCGGGCAGAACCGGCTGATGCAACTGCTTGGGTTGGGCGGAGACACGACCGCTGCCGACTACGGCATGGCGGCGCGACCGTTCGGCATGGAGCAGTTCGAGAACGATCCGGGCTACGCCTTCCGCATGAGCGAGGGCATGAAGGCGCTGGAGCGGTCAGCCGCAGCGCGGGGCGGGATGCTGTCCGGCGGTGCGCTGCGCGGCATCACGCGCTTCGGTCAGGATCTGGCCAGCCAGGAATACCAGAACGCCTTCAATCGCTACCAGATTGAGCGGCAGGCGCGGCTGAATCCGCTCCAGTCGTTGATGGGCGCCGGCCAGTCCGCCACCAACGTCATGACCGGCGCGGCAGGCACCTACGGTCAGCAGGCAGCGGAAGGACTGACGTCTTTGGGCAACATCCGCGCCAGCCAGTACATGGGGCGGGCGCAGGCGTTGGGTGGGGCGCTGCAAGGCGCGGCAGGGGCGTTCGGCGACTATGCCGCCATGAACCAAATGCAGAACTTTCAGAATCAACTGTTAAACAGGATGCCTCAAGGCGGGGGTGGCGGCTCGACATTCATTCCCGGTTCGACAGGCGGCGGGGCTTATGACTGGTCGCGGGTTGGGAGACCTTAACCATGCCAATTGACGTTTCCATTCTTCGCCCGCAGCCGCTGCCGCAAGGGCCGTCGCTGCTGGAGTCGCAAGCCCGCGCCAATCAACTGATGGCGTCGCAGTCGCAGCTTGCGATGAACACGCTTCAGATGCAGAAGGCGCAACGAGAAATGCAGCGCGAGGAGCAGATGAACGCGCTGCTGTCGAATCCCGACGTCATCGACCCGACGACCGGACAGATTAAGCCGGGGGCTTTTGCCGTACTTGGTGAGCAGGGCGCGGGCGGGCTGGCGCCGAAGTTCTTTGAGTTGTCGTTGTCGCAGCAAAAAGCGCGGCGGGAATCTGAAGAAGCAGGACTCAAGCAGCGCACCGCGCAGTTCGAACTACGCTCCAAGAAGACACAGCAGTACCGCGACGACATGTCGCGGGTCACTACCCCCGAGGCAGCGCGGGCGCGAGTCGTGGCGCTGTACGCCGACCCGGACATGGCAGAATTTCTCAAGTCGCAAGGCGGCAGCGAGGAAGCATCACTCAAAGAGCTTGATACTGCTCTTGCCGCAGGGCCGGAAGGTTTTCAGGCTTGGCAAGCGAAAACCTCGCAAGCCGCAGACGTAGTCGCTGGGCGTCTTCAAGACGAAGCGCAGTTTGGCTACGTAACCCGCGAGGCCCGCGACATTTTGGCGCAGATGAAAGGCCGTGAAGGCGCACGGCTAACCGGCGCGGCTACCAGTCTGGAAATTAGCCCCGACGGTAAGCCTATGGTCGGTGCGCCTGGGGTTATGGCCACAACCGCCAACCAGATCTTGCAGCATCAGATATCTGCGGAACTGGCGATGGAGAAGGGCAACGCCAAGTTGGCCGAGACTTTCATGGGGCTGGCGCAGAAACTTACGCAATCTGTGCCGCAGGAATATCGGGAATATCTGCTCGCTAAAGCAGACGAAGGTTTCCGTCGATACGAACTTGAAAAGCGCAAGGCAAGCGCCGCCAGCCAGACGGTTAATCTTCCTGCGTCAGAAAAAGCCGAGCAAACAAAACGCGGCGAATTTCTGCTGGATACGTTCAAGACTATCAGCCAGCGGGCCGATCAAGCGCGGCGTACCCTGTCGCGGGTGGACGTAGCCAAGTCCGTGCTTGATAGAGGTTTTCGTACTGGGTGGGGTGCGGAGGCGCAGGCATCAGCGGCTTCGGTGCTTAGCGCGTTGGGCCTTAGTAAAGACGCCGAAAAATACGCGGCAAACGCTCAGTCGTTTTTGGCGATGGCCCGTGAAACTGTACAGGAAAAGATGCTGGCTCAGAAAGGCCCGCAAACTGATAACGACGCTAAACGGCTCGACCAAACAGCCGCTTCGCTTACCAACGAACGCGAGTCTAACGAGTTTATCCTAGCGTTTACTACGGCCTTGGCAAACCGAGATATTGCCGAACGTAAGTTCTATGCTGACTGGTATCGCAAGAACAAAACTTACGACGGTGCCGAAGACGCTTGGGTGGAAGGCCCTGCCAGCAAATCTATTTTTGATGACCCAGTACTGAAAAAATACGCGCCTGCTGCTGGCGGCAAAACCCCTGTCGCACCGGCAGCGGGCGGGCAGCGCAAGCCGCTTGGCGACATCTTCAAGTGACCCGCGACGATGGCTGACTATCAGACACAGATAGACGAAGCGCGGCGGCAAGGCTACGCCGACGACGAGATCATTCAGCATCTACGCAGCAAAGACCCCAAGGTCGAGCGGGCGCTGAAGGAAGGCTATTCGTCGCAGGAAATTATGCAGTTCTTGTCGCCGGGAAGCGCCCCAGCGCCCGCCGCCGCGCCGCAAAAACGGGGTGCGTTGGGCACCGTCGCCCGCTTTGGAGGTCTGGCAGGCAAAGCCGCTGCGCCTGCGGCCATTGGTACAACGGCTGGGGCGCTGCTGGGATCTCCTGCGGGTCCTCCCGGCATGGCGGCGGGGGCGCTGATCGGCGGGCTGGCAGTGCCCGTCGCCGACGCAGGTGTGATGGCGTACAACGCGCTGATGGGCGGGCAGGTGCGGTTGCCGTCCGACATCATCCGCAATTACCTGCCAGGGCCGGCACCAGAGACGGCAGGCGAGCGCGTGTTCTCCTCCGGCGCCGAGGCGCTGCTGGGCACGGCGCCGCAGGTCGGCGCTGCGCGGGTGCTGGCAGGCTCTGCCCGCCCTGCCGCCCAAGCAGTCGGGCGTGTGGTTGGCGCAGAGCCGACCCGGCAGATGATTGCGGCCCCGGCAGCAGGCGTCGCAGGGCAGGCGACGGTCGAGGCCACCGACAGCCCGCTGGCGGGCTTGGCGGCGGGCACTGTAGCTGGCGGGGCGACCGGGGTGCGCAAGACGGTGCGCGAGGCGGTGCCGTCCGCCGAAGATCTGACCAAGAAAGCGAAGCAGAACTATCAGATCCTCGACAAGTCTGGCTTCCGCATGGACGCTGACAAGTTCGCCGCTCGCATGGCAAACGAGGCAGCGGACATGCGGCGCACGGTCGGCTACACGCCGACGGCGTATCCGCGCATCGCGGCGATAGTCGAGGAAATGTCCGCTGCGATGCCTAAAGACGTGGCGGAACTGCAAGGCCTGCGCAAGATGATTCAAGGCGCGAAAGGCAGTACAGACGCGCAGGAGCGTCTAATCGCGTCTGAACTGATGGACCGCTTTGACGACTACATCGTAAACGCCCCTTCCAGCGACATTGTCGCGGGCCGCACAGATGTCCTCAAGGCGTGGGAGCAGGCGCGGAAGGACTACTCTCGCATGAAGAAGAGCGAGGTGTTCCAGGACATGATTGAGAACGCCGACTTTACGACTGCTGGTAAGGAGCAGGCGCTGACGACCGCGCTGCAACAACTGGCCCGCAACAAGCGGCGCATGCGCGTATTCACGCTCGATGAGCAGGAGCAGATCAAGGCGGCGGCGAAGGGCGGCAAGTTGCAGGACATGATGCGGGTTGTGGCTAAGTTCACGCCGATGACGCCTGCCGCCGCTATCTTTACCGCGGTCTCTGGCCCTTACGGTGCTGGGTTGGCAGGCGCTGGGCTTGCCGCCCGTCAACTGGGCGGGCAACTGCGCACCCGAGACGTCAATCGGCTGGCGGAACAGATGCGGTTGGGCCAGCGTCCCGGCATAATCCAAGGGCCGTTTGACGCCGTTCCGATCACGGCTGCGCGAGGCGCCATGTCCTCGCCGTACTTTCAAGATCCGACGAACGCGCTGGTTGTGGAGTAACATGGACCTTCAGACCCTATTCAACATCGCCGTCGCGCTCGCGGGCGGCCTCGGCGGGTGGATCCTGAACAGCATCTACAGGTCCATCGAGCGGTTGGACCAGGACGTGCGGGCCATGCCGCACACCTACGTGTCGCGCAGCGACTACCGCGACGACATCAAGGACATCAAAGACATGCTGAGCAAACTTTTCGACAAACTCGACGCAAAGGCGGACAAGTCATGAGAGCGTTCCTGCTGGCTAGATCGAAAGAGGCGTCAACGTGGCGCGGCATTACGCTGTTCCTCACGGCGCTGGGCGTACCGTTGGCCCCGCAACTGGCCGAGGCTATCGTGGCGGCGGGGCTGGGCGTCGCCGGTCTGCTGGGCGTGCTGCTGCCGGATGGCCGTAACTAACTTCGACCGCTGTCTCGCCTTGGTGCTGAAGCACGAGGGCGGGTTCGTCAACCACCCGCAAGACCCCGGTGGCGCCACGAACCTAGGCGTTACCAAGGCAGTCTGGCAAGAGTGGCGCGGGCGCCCGGTAACAACGGCGGAGATGCGGCGGCTGAAGCCCATTGACGTCGAGCCGCTCTACCGCAGGCGCTTCTGGGACCGCGTGCGGGGCGATGACCTGCCGCTAGGCGTGGACTACTGCGTGTTCGACGCGGCGGTGAACAGCGGTCCTGGCCGCGCCGCCAAGTGGCTACAGGAAGTCCTCGGCGTGCCACAAGACGGCGCGGTCGGTCTCGTTACGCTGGGTGCGGCAAGAGACTTCCCCAAGGCGGAACTGATCCGGCGCTACTGTCAGGAGCGGCTGGAGTTCCTTCAGGGCCTGCGGACGTTCCCGGTGTTTGGCCGGGGCTGGTCGGCTCGGGTAAGGGAAGTGGAAGCTGTTGCCACTCAGATGTCGGTCTGACGTTCATTGATGGGCCTCGCAAGAATCCATTTGTCACCAAGGATGCGGACAGACCGCAGCCAAGCGCGGCGGTTGTGGCGGTCCAAGTCCCTGTCACCGGAGCGCCAGAGGCGGCAGGCGCGGGTCAAGAGGTCACGCCGCATCGCCGTCTCCCATGATCTCCTGCCGCTCGCGGGCGTCGCGCAGGACGCAGTACCGCTGGTGGAGCCGTAGCATCACCGTCTTGCGGCGGGCGCCGGTCCGTTCCGCCTGGATCAGTTCGTACAGTTCGGTCTCGCTCAGGTCGGGCAATCTTTGGTTCATTTGGCGCCAGTTCATAATTTCTCCTTCAGTCGTTGTGGAATCTTCGGTAAGGGCGACCACGCCACGCAGTCGTCATCGCAGCGCCTCCAGTGCAGCGTCCGACACGCTGCGTTTGTTCCGTAATGCAGTCCACATCTTCTCGTCCACGGTACCCTCCATCAACATGACATAACACCAGACCGGGTGCTGCTGACCGCTGCGGTGCAGCCGCCCGATAGCCTGTTCGTATAGCTCCAGCGACCACGGCAGCGACAGGAACACGACATGGTGCCCGCCGTGCTGGAGGTTCAGCCCATGCCCTGCGGCTGCGGGGTGCAGCAGCAAGACTTCCAAGTCGCCACGGTTCCAGAGGTCGATGTCGTCCACCGTCCCGGCGTGCGGGTAGCGTTGGCGCAGGGCGTCGTACTCGGCTTGAAACTGATAGAACACGATGGTCGGCGCTCGCTGGTTCTCCTCCAGCAGTTCCGCGAGCCGGTCCAGCTTGACCGTGTGCGTCCAGTGCGCCTCGCGCGCCTCGTCGTAGACGAACCCCGCCGCGAGTTGCTGGAGCTTCTGCCCCGCAGCCGCAGCGGTCACGGCGCTAATGGTCTGGCCCTCAAACTCCAGCACGAACTCCTTTTGCATCTTCCGGTACGGCGCCATGTCCATCTGGCACGGCACCTCGACCGTGTGCAGCGGCGGCAGGGTGTCGGTGTACACGCCCGCCTCCAGCAGATACGTCCACGGGCGGATGCGACCCATGACGTGTTCCAGCGCACCGTGAAGGGGCGACCACTGGCCGAACTCCTGGTTGACGCAGTAAAAATACTGCTGCAAGAAGGCGCCTTTGCTGCGGCCCAGCATCGTCTGGTCCACGATTTTGCACTGCCCGAAGACGTCCTCCAAACCGTTGCTGGTAAAGCTGCCCGTCAGGCCCCAGCGCACCTCGATGTGTTTGATCGCCTTCTCCAAGGCTTTGAAGCGTTTGCCGCTCGGGTTCTTCAGCCGCGTGAGTTCGTCGAACACTACAGCCCGGAACGTCTCGATCTCCGGCTGTTGCACCAACCACTCGATGCTGTCGTAGTTGGTCACGATCACCTCGGCCCGCGACCGCAGCGCCTCGATGCGCTCCTTGGGCGAGCCGCAGGCGACCTCGACGTGCAGCTCTGGCGCCCACTTCTCCGCTTCAGCGGGCCAGACGTGCTGCGCCACCCGCAGCGGCGCCAGCACCAACACCCGGTAGCCGGTGTCCTGCACCAGACTGTAGATGGCGTCCAGCGCCGTGGCCGTCTTGCCCGCGCCGACCGGCGCCAGCACCATCGCGCGGTCGTTGTCGTACAGGAAGTCGGCAGCGGCTCGCTGGTAGGGGCGCAGGGTCATAGGCCGCCCCACTGGTCCGCCATCGCGGCAGCGATGCCTGCGTAAGTCTTGCTGCGTTCTTTCCAACGTGTCGGGCTTGGCGCCATGCGATGCACCCGCGCCTCGCGCCCGTCTACGATGTTGGTGGGTGTCAGTTTCTGGAGATTTTTCAACCACAGACAAGTCGCTTTTGTTTCGCCGTGCCCAAACTGCCACGGCTGGATCACTTGGTCAGGCTTGCGGATGCGACTGCTGATGATGCTGACCGGGTTCTCCAGCGCGATGCGCGGTATCGGCGCGGCCAGCAGAAGGCGCACGAAGTCCAGCGCCTCAGCCTGCTCGACCTGCTTGTCCCTGAACCAGCGAGCGCCGCTGACCGCCAAGTGCGTGCAGGGCGGGTGCGCCACCATCAGATCCCAGCCGTCGCCCAGCACGTCCCGGACGTCGCCTTGATAGTGCGGCCCCGGCGCGTCGGTCGGCAGCAGGTCGCAGGACATGGCGTCATGTCCTCGGGCGATGAACGCATCCCGCACCGCGCCGCTGTATTCACACGCGACAAGGACTTTCATAAGTCGAACATGCTCATGATGACGCCGCCGACCAGCAACGACGCCAGTACCCAGTGACCGGTGCTGTAGAGCACCACGACCGCCCAACCTAACGCTATCAACATGATGAGAGCCATGCGTCGATCTCCTCTTTGGACCACACTACAATGTACCGTTGCCCGAGCCGCTGCATCTCCCGGCCAAACAACGTCTGCAAGCCGGTCAACCTGCCACCAGGGCGCTTAACCTCCACGAACCACGTCTGCCCCGGCAGGCACACGACGCGGTCCGCCACGCCCCTATGCGCCGGGCTGGTGAACTTGTACGCTACGCCTCCGTGCTCCCGCACGCGGCGGACGAGGTAGGCTTCGATGTCTTTCTCTAGTTCCATGCTGCACAGCTTGCCACACAAAAAAGTGTTGCACAACCCCTAAGTTTTGCGCTAGAGTTCGTCCAGCAGTGCCAACCAAAGGAGAGTACCGTGAAGCTGGAGTTGACTGAGAGTGAAGTGAAGGACATCGTGCTGCGCCACATTCGCGAGGTGTTCCCTACGTTCCCTGCGCCGTGGCGCAGCGTCGAGTTCGATTGCGGCTATGGCTACTTTAGGAAAGCCGTTGTCGAGACCAGACCTGAAGAAGGAGATGGTGATGATGACCGCGCATAGCAGCATCGTCGGCGGCAGCACCGCCAAGCGCGTTATCGCTTGCCCCGGCAGCGTGGCGCTCTGCGCCAAGATGCCGCCCACCCCGCCCAGCCCCTACGCCCAAGAGGGTACGCTCCTGCACTCGGCCATCCAGATGGTGGTCGAGAGTGGTGAGAAGGCTATGGACGTCGCGCTCTCTATGTGGCTGGAGCCAGCACAGACAGAGAAGTTGCTGTTTTGCGAAGAGGCGCTCGACCTGATCGACCCGCTGTTTGAAGTCGAGTGGCGCCCGGAGCAGCGCGTCGAGTTCGACGGTGCGTTGCAAGGCGTGTTCGGTACTGTGGACATGCTGGGCGTGCTTGGCGAGACCGGCTACGTGCTGGACTGGAAGTTCGGCGACGGCGTGGCGGTCGAGGCGCAAGAGAACGAGCAGCTTCTGTTCTACGCCGCTGCCGCTCGCGCCTCGGGGCATCTGCACGGCACCAGCCGCCTGCGCCTCATCATCGTCCAGCCGCCCTACGTCCGCGAGTGGGCGACCGACTGGGCGCGAGTAGACCAGTTCGAAACGGACCTGCTGATCGCGGTCAAGCTCGCGCAGTCCGCCGAGCCGCCGATGGCCCTCGGGCCGCACTGCCGGTGGTGTGCGGCCAAGCCGATCTGCCCTATGATGACGGGTGCGGCGGACCGTGCGCTGCGGGCCTCGCTGGAGGGCCTCGACGCTGCGGCCATCGGCGAGCACCTCCAGCAGGCGGATCTGCTGGAGGACTGGATCAAGAGCGTCCGTGAGCTTGGCCAGCAGATGCTGGAGAACACCGTCGCCGTGCCAGGGTGGAAGCTGGTGCAGAAGCAGGCGCGGCGTAAGTGGGTCGATGAGGCCCGAGCACTGGAGGTGTTGGGTGAGGAGTTCGTCGAGCGCACGCTGATGACGCCCGCCCAGGTCGAGAAGGTGCTGAAGAAACGCAAGGAGACACTGCCGGATGACTTGATTGTGGCGGTGTCCTCAGGCGTCACGCTGGCGACCGAGGCTGACCCTCGGCCCGCCGTCGTGCAAATCGGGCGGCAACTGACCGCCGCCCTTTCTAAAATCGTCTAGTGGAGTATTGAAATGACTGGTCTTGTTAAGTTCGCTGGAGCAAACCTTCCCGCAGTGCAGTCCCTGTCCACCGCCCTCCGGGCGATTCAAGCCGACGTCGGCCCCGCGGGATCCGCCATCCTCAAGATGGACAAAGGGGGCCATTGGGTGTTCGGCGCCGATCAAACTGAGGTGGAGGAGGGCAGCAAGTGGGCCATCAACCCCTTCGGTTTCGTCCACGGCTATATCGCTTGGGGTGAAGGTGACGTCCTCGCTGAGAAGCTGGTGCCGATCACGCAGCCGCTGCCGGAGGTGGACGCTGCGCCGCCCGGTGCTCGCAAGGGCTGGGAGTTGCAGGTCGGCCTTCAGGCCAAGTGCATCAGCGGTGAGGACGAAGGGCTGGAGGTGCGCTACGCCACTACCTCGGTGGGCGGCAAGCGTGCCGTGCAGGGGTTGGCCTTGAAGATCGCCGAGCAGGTCGAGAAGGATCCCAGCAAGCCGGTGCCGGTGGTCACGCTGTCGAAGTCGCACTACCAGCACAAGCAGTACGGCAGGATTTACACCCCGGAGTTTGGGGTCGTGGATTGGGTCTCGATGACGGGCGAGGACGCGGCTGACGCCGACGCCGAGCCGGAAGTCGAGGCGGCAGAGGACGCCGAGCAGCCGCGCCGTCGTCGTCGCGTCGCAGCCTAACCCAACTGCGGAGGGCGGGGGCTTCGGCCCCCGTTTTCGTTTATGCCCATACTTTGGCTAGATTTTGAAACCCGCAGCCGCTGTGACCTGAAGGCTGCGGGCACTTACAACTACGCGCTCGACGCCAGCACCGAGGTGCTGTGCATGTCCTACGCGTTCGATGATGAACTTGTTAAGACATGGGTGCCCGGATCACCATTTCCGGCTGACGTGTTAAACCACACGGGCCAGATCCGCGCTCACAACGCCGCGTTCGAAAGGCTAATCTTTTGGCATGTGCTGGAGATCCCGTTCCGGCTGGAGCAGTTCTACTGCACCGCCGCGCAGGCCCGCGCTAACTGCGCTCCCGGCTCGCTGGAGGACGTCGGAAGGTTCGCCAGCTCTGACATGCGGAAGGACCATCGAGGGGCGCAACTGATCCGACTGCTGTGCGTCCCGCAGGCGGACGGGACGTTCCGCGAAGACCCGGCGCTGATGCGGGAAATGATCGCCTATTGCGAACAGGACGTCCGCGCCATGCGGGAGATCAGCAAGGCGCTGCGCGACCTGTCGGACGAGGAACTGGCCGACTATCACGTCAACGAGCGCATCAACGACCGAGGCGTCCGAGTGGACGTGCCGCTGTGCGCCGCCGCCCAGGTCTACGCCGAGGCCGAGCGGGTGGAGATCGAGGCGCTGGTGCGGGAGGTGACCAACGGCGCCGTCACGTCGGTGCGCTCGCCGACGATGCGCCAATGGGTGCTGGAGCGTCTCGGCCCCGAGGCCCGCAAGCTAGCCAAGGTTCAAAAGGGCGAGCAAGAGAAGGACAGCCTCGACAAGAGCGTGCGGGCTAACCTGCTGGTGCTGGCCGAGGAAGACCCCGCCGAGGTGCCGCCTGACGTGGCCGACGTGTTGCAGTGCGCTGACGATCTGTGGGCCAGCAGTGTCGCCAAGTTCGCCCGTCTCCAGGCGCTGGCCGACGTCGAGGACAGCCGGGTGCGGGGCGCGTTCGTCTTCGCTGGCGGCGCTGCGACCGGACGGGCTTCGTCGTATGGCGCCCAGGTGCATAACTTTACCCGCAAGGTGGCTGACGATCCGGCCAGTGCCCGCGATGCGATGGTGCGACGACATGAGATCGTGCCGCGCTTCGGCGCCAGGGTGACCGACGTCCTGCGGGGGATGCTTCGGCCCGCGCTGATCCCGGCGCCGGGGCACGTTTTCGTGGCCGCGGACTGGTCGGCCATTGAGGGGCGAGTCCACCCGTGGCTGTCGGACTCGCCTGCGGGCGAGCGCAAGTTGGACGTGTTCCGCGAGGGCCTCGAGCCGTACAAGGTCAACGCCAGCGCCACGTTCCACGTCGCTTACGAGAACGTCACGGGCGAACAGCGGCAGGTCGGCAAGGTGCAGGAGTTGGCGCTGGGGTTCCTCGGTGGTGTCGGCGCTTTTGAGACGTTCGGCAGGGTCTACGGCGTGCGCCTGCCTGCCGCCGAGGCCCGCCGTGCCGTAGACGGCTGGCGAGCGGCGAACCCTTGGGCGCAGGAGCACGGCTGGCGGCTGGATGCTGCCGCCCGCGCCGCTATGCGCTCGCCAGGAAAGGAAGTGACCGCTGCGCGGATAACGTACTACTATGACCGCGAGCACCTGTGGTACATCCTGCCGTCTGGCCGCATCCTGCGCTACCCGTATGCCCGCTTTGACGACGACGGCAGCATTTCGTATGCAAAAGCGGCGTGGAAGCCATCAGCGGATGCGACCGAATGGCCGAGGGCGCGGTTGTGGGCTGGGTTGCAGTGCGAGAACGTGACGCAGGCAGCGGCAAACGACATCCTGCGGTCGGCGCTGCGGCGGCTGGAGGGGCGTTGGGCCGTAGTACTACACGTCCACGATGAAGTGGTGCTAGAGGTGCCACGCCGCAAGGCGGAAGCCGCGCAGGAGGATCTGCTGGCGATCATGCGGGAGCCGCCGTCATGGGCGAGCGGGCTGCCGTTAGACGCGAAGGCAGAGGTTATGGACCGTTACTGCTGAGATCACAAAATGACAACAACCGGAGAGTTCATCAAGTGGTTCGCTGCGCTGGCGCCGGAGGGCGAGACGGCGCTGCTGGTACGGCAGAAGCCGCTCACGCCGCTTCAGTACCACGCCGACGGCGCCGTCAAAGCGACGTGGCCCGCCGTCATGCCGGGGCCGGGTGCCAGGGCGATGCGCGAAGGGCAGAGTTGGTACGGCAACACCGCTTCGTTCATCCTCGACCGGATGCGCGAGCGGGTGTCTGTAGCGGCGAAGAATTGCGAGTTCGTGCTGGTCATGATCCTCGATGACGTCAGCACCAAGAGCAAAGAGCCGTCGCTGCCGCCGACGTGGGTCATGGAAACGTCGCCGGGTAACTTCCAATGGGGTTATGCGTTCAGCGAACAGCCGCCCAAGCAGCACTTCGCCGCCGCGATAGCTGCTATCGCCGAGGCGGGCTATACCGACCCCGGCGCGGGTAATCCCGTTCGTAACTTTCGCCTGCCAGGGAGCGTCAACCTCAAGCAGGGCAAGGGCGAGTTCGCCGCCCGGCTGGTGGAGTTCGAGCCGTCGCGTGAGTACACCCTCGATGAGATCTGCTCAGCCCTCGGCGTCACGTATGACCCCGAGGCGGGCGGAAGTGGTCCAGCGCCCGTCTACGTGGTCGATGACGGCGGCGATGACGTAGCGGCGTGGCTCGTTGGGCAGGGGCTGGTGTACTCGCGCCCGAATAGCACGGGCTGGATGGGGGTCGCCTGCCCTAACGCTGAGCAGCATACCGACGGCTCGCCGGAGGGCCGTTATCACCCGGCGTCGCGGTCGTACTGCTGCTTGCACTCGCACTGCCTCCACTTAGACTCGCGGGCATTCTTGCGATGGGTAGCGGTTAACGGTGGGCCGCAGCGCGAGCCAGGACTGCGCGAGGAACTGGTCGCCACCCGGCTGGCCTCGACCCTGAGTCAACTGCCCGAGCCGCCCGCCGAGTTGACCGAAGCCGCCGCTGCCGTGGTCGCCGAGGTCGAACTGCGGGAACTGGGCCGCATCGAGAAGGGGCAGTGGTTCGAACGGTTCGCATACGTGCTGGCCGACGATTCCTATTACCACCTAGAGACCCGGCACGAACTGGACCGCCGTGGTTTCAACGCGCTCTATAGGCACGTCGGCTGCCGGTCGATTCACGATGGGCGCCGCGTCGAAGCAAGCATTTGCTTCGACGAAAACCGCAGCGCAGCAGGCGGTCGCGTGCTTAGCGGCATGACCTACGCTGCCGGCGAATCGGCGCTCGTCACGAACAGCGACGGCGAGGTATTCGGCAATCGTTGGCGCGATGCGAGGGCAGCGGTCGACCGTGAAGCAGAGGTGGACATCAGCCGGTGGCTGGAGTTGTGCGAACGGCTGGTGCCTGAGCGGTCGGAATTGGAGCACCTATGGGACATCATGGCGTTCAAGCTTCAGCATCCCGAGGTCAAGGTGAATCACGCCGTTCTCCACGCCGGGACGCAAGGTTGCGGCAAAGACACCCTGTGGGCGCCGTTTCAATGGGCGGTTTGCGGTGGTCGGGACGTCGAAGCGTTGCGAAACCATCAGAAGATGGACGTGGCAGATTTAGAGAGTCAATGGGGTTATGCGCTTGAGTCCGAGATTATCGTGCTCAACGAACTACACGAATCAGCGGCTGCGGAAAGGCGAGCGTTGGCCAACCGACTGAAGCCTATTATCGCGGCCCCGCCGTTGACGTTGACTGTCAACCGTAAGCACAAGCACCCGTATGAGGTGATGAACAGGGTTTTTGTGCTCGCATTTTCAAACTATCACGTCCCGATATCGATTGATTCTCAGGACCGTCGATGGTTTTGCGTCTGGTCTCACGCGCCGATCATGCATGACGGCGAGGGGAAGGCGTTCTGGCGCTGGTTTCGTCAAGGTGGCTTTGCTGGGGTTGCGGCGTGGCTCTGGCGCCGAGACGTGTCGGCGTTCGACGCGGGTGCGACGCCGAAGTGGACCGATTACAAGTACTCGCTGATTGAGCATTCCATGTCGCAAACTGAATCGTTCCTTGTCGGCATGATCCGTGGCCGTCATGGCGAGTTCGCGAAGGGCGCGGTCTGTGGCCCGTATGGGGCTTTGTGCGAGCGCGTGCAGGCGATGGCGCCCCCAGGAGCACGGGTCTATCAGGCTGCGCTGCTACACGCCTTCGGTGAGGCCGGATGGGTGGACATGGGGCGTCTGGCATCGTCGGAGTACAGCACGAAGAAGCATATCTTCGCTGCGCCCGACGTGGTGCGGATGATGTCCAAGTCAGACATCCGCAGGCTGGTAGAAGACGTGCCGCCAGGGGCGTTGAAGGTCGTCAAGTAGAAAAAAAGAGGCCGACGCGAGGAGGGGGCGCGTCGGCCTTGAGTGCCCCGGGTTCGCGGCGGGGGCAGGGGAGTCACAAGTCGAGTGTAATCACTGCAATGATCACAATCAAGATCACGATGAGCGGCATCAGAATATGCACGATTCGGCTCCCTCCGTTGGGTTTGGCTTTGGTAGCCGTTTCAGGATGGGAACCCATTTGCGAAGGCGGGCGTTATAGCGCCAGCGTGGGAATGGCCAGCTGGTAGGCGGGGTCATGGTTCTAGGTCCTTCAGTAGTGCGTCATGCGTGGTCTTTATGACGGGCACCATATCGTCGGGCAGCGCCCGACGATCGGTCCACCAATCCGCTAGATTGCTGGTAGTGACGCCGAGCGCCTGCGCGGCCGTGCGGGCGCCGAAGGCCTCTATCAGACGCCGTAGCTGCGCCCGTGTGGCCGGCGGCATGCGCTTAGGTGCATGGGCCGGGGCTGCGGGCGCAGTGGCTTTGACGGGCGCCTTGCGCGGCGCCTTGGGTGGTGGTGACGGGGGCGCGTCCGTGCGCGGGCGATTGAAACTGACCGGCGCCGGGACGTTACCAGGGCGATAGTCTAGGCGTGCGGTTCTCATTGGTACAGTTCCCGTTCGTATCCGTAATCGTCTTCGCGCCACCAGACGAAGGAACCTTGATCGGTATGGGCGATGATAAACGGCGCCCCCGTCGTAGTGTCGCCGTCACGGCCAATGTAGAAGCTATCGATATCGCCGCTGCGTTGTGCCGCTTTCGCAGCTTCCAGTGCGTCGTGGAACATGATTAGGCTCCCATGTCATCGAGATAGTCGCGGCATTCGTCGCGAAGATTCTCCGCCTCCGCCGTGCCCCAGTCCACGCACAAGTCGAGGATGCGGCGTAGATCCGCGATCACTTGGGCGCGGGGCCCGTCGTACGCCTCGTGGGCCGATTCGCTGTCGAGCCCGGGCGGATACGGCGCGCGCGCCTCTTCAACGATGCGAAGGCTGTGCCACCCCATGTCGTACAGTTCGCCCATGGCCGATTCCGCTGCATCGCGGGCTTCGAATTCGCCGTTGGGGACGGCTTCCCAGCCGTAGCGGTGTCGTTGTTCGATGATGTACATGATTGGACTCCAATAGGTTACCGCGCCCCGAGGGGCGCGGTCAGATGGTCGATTACGCCACGGCCCAGGACGGCAGGGGGTCGCGTTTCGTTACGTCAGTGTCATCGCGTAAAGACATCAGGACGCCGATGGCGTCATGGTGCAGGCCGCTGATCCATGCCGGTTTCGTGCCGTTGTGGTGGACAGTGAACGGGGTTTTGCCGCCAAGCGTGGAATGAATCTGGCCCCATCGAGTAATCAAGGCAGGATCGAATTGCTGGAGCTCGCCAGACGAAGTAGCAGGAACGACCCGGCGCCAGTCCGGGTAAATGCCGTCCACGGGCGCCGTGGTGGCGGTAGTCGCGCCCTCAAGGGTGATAGTCGGCGCAAGCTTCAGCATGACGCCGGGACGGTCAGGGTCCGGCGTGAGTGCCGGGACGTTGACCGAGACCCGAATCGACAGCGTAAGACGCCCGACCTTCGCGGGCTTCACGGCTTCAAGCGTAGCGCGAGGGATGATGTACTGCCCGGAAGGGATAGCAGACTCGATGTTCGCTTGTGGTACCGGGACGGCGAGCAGCATATGCCCATCCGTAGCTACCAGGGTGACGTCAGACTCCCGCACGTCGATGAGTGCGCCAACAAGGTAGTATCGGACGTCTTGTTTCGGCATGGTGGTCAAAAGGGCCTTAATGACGTCGTGGTCGATGGTGAACATGATTGGACTCTCCGTTAGTTGATTGACGCTGGCGGGATCGCGCAGCCTCTAGCAGCCTCGCGGGAGGCTGCTATGGGCTGCGCGATCAGACCGCCTTCCTGAAGATGATCCAGAATGCCGCCTCGATGGACCATCCTCGCTTTTTCAAGTAGCGGGCAGCTACGCTTGGGCCAAGACTGCGGGCTATGGTGCGTGCGCGGGTGATCTCTGCTTGTTTCATGGTCGTGTCCCCTGATCAGTTGAAATGAACGGCGCCGGAGCCGTGGACTTGAATAACGACCGATCCACGACGCCCGGATGCATGGCCATTGCAGTGACCGCAGTCGATGCACTGCACGCCTTTGTCGGACGGGCAGATCGCCTCGCCTTGGGCGCGATCCGCGAGCCGTGACACGCGGAAGTAGCGCCACCCCTTAGCGCGTGCCTGTGCGGCTTCTGTGGGCGAATCGACACTCGCCATGATGTAGGGGCGCAGGGACGGGCGGATGCGCCACTGGTGCGTGTAGCCGGTCCAGCCGGTGGCGTGCTTGGTGACCGACCGAATGGTCTGAATCGGCAACGCAGCGGGGTCACCGTATGCCCCAAGGCGCACCATGCGGCCGCTAGTGGCATCGCGCAAGGATTGCGCGGTCGCCAGGGGATAGCCGCCGTTAATGTACGTGCGGAAGATTTGACCGGGCGCCTGTCCTGCGTTGACATAGCAGCTGCGTTGCGCGCCCGTGCCGTCACCCCTGTGGATGCAATCGCCACAGATAGACGCATCCGCGCCGGCTTTGATCGCGGCCACGGGTGACATGTCGGACCGCAGTATCCACAGCTGGCACATATCGCCCGTCTTACGGTTGCCGCTGTGCAGCGTGAGAATGGCGACGATAGGTGCGCCGTCAAGGCGAGATGGACCTTCGTAGACGACGAGACCGGTAGGTTGTGTTTGCATGTTGCCGCGCTCCTTGTGAACTGTATTTGGACTCAAATGTACTCTTGACCCTGATCGCGTCGTTTGCGCGACCATGTGAGGATGCTACAGATTGTCTTGCAGTCTGTCAACAACTTGCGTTTTGGGTAGTATGGGTGTCTGGTTTGGTGGTGCGGTGGTGCCGGATGACAATCGAGGGCGGTGGGGTAAGGGGTTGATATCGCGGCCCCTTTTTGTAGGTTGAGGTGAGCTTTAGGTTGTAGGATGGGTCAGAATTTATTTTAGTGTTTTTGTCCAAAAAAACTTTTTCTTGGGTCGTGACAATTTGACCCAAATGACCCAAAAGACTGTAAAGCTATACAGTACTACCCACAAGAGCCGCGTCAGCAGCCCCATTTCCCACAATGCGGGAAAACAGATACATTCCATTTGGAATGGAATGTATCTGTTCGGCAGCACGGCAGATACATTGCATTTGTGATCTATATATCTGTCTGCCGCGCGGACAGTCGCCAGACAGTCGCCAGACAGTCGCCAGACAGTCGCCATCTCGTTCCCTGGTGACGCACTTTTTGAGGCGCTGTAACAATCGACGGGTGCTACAAAATAGTTAACACAGGCTGCAAGAGTTCCTGTAGCATCCATACATGCCTGCCGCGTCGGTGGGCAACAACGGGAGAATCAACATGTATACAGTCATTATCTGGGCAATCGCACTCACCCCCCTGGCCATCCCCGTTAGCAACTGGTGGCACAACCGCGGCCTGCGTCGCTGACCCGACACGGGGCGCCGGTCACCCCGGCGCCCCTGGCCGCCCGCCCCGTGCCGCGAGTCGCCACTGCAAGACTCGTGCCACCCGGCTGGCCCTAGCAAGCCGCGTGCCTGGGTGCCGTCGGCGGATCGCGTCCCGCGCGAAGCCCCCGGGTAGGTCCGGCGACCGCCCGGTCTGGTTCAGGAGCCCCCAGCCAAAATTTTTAATTTTTCCCAGCACAACGCTACACATCCTACAGCACCCCTCTATCACAAACCCCCGCGACTGTGGTATAAGTCGCGCATGTTCAAGAGCCTTCCTCTCACCGTCCGCGAAATCAAGGCGACTGAGGCCGTGCTGAACCGCATCTACGAGGCGGCGCGGCTGGGCCTCAAAGGCGACAGTCTGGCTTTAAAGGCTGACCTGTTGCCCGTCGAGCTGCGGCGTTTGCAAGAGTTCGACCCGATGGCGCAACTGGCCGAGGCCAAAGGCCGCGCTGACGCCGAAGCGCAGTTGTCCGAGGTGATGATGAACGCCGCGCTGGCGGGCGACGCCAAGGTGGCACTCGACGTCCTCAAGCACAAGCACGACTGGGCCGCGACCCAGCACATACAGATGGACGTCAGCCAGCAGATCAGCATCCTCACCGCGCTCAAGCAGGCGGAAGAGCGCGTAATCGAGGGCATAGCCACTGACGTAACTGAGGCCCAACAGATCCCATATGCAGAAACCTATCTACAGCCCAGACGACGAACAGTTGTTGATGTCGCGTCTGTGGTCGCCACGGATCAAGGACGACCCTGAGGCGTTCGTGTTGCTGGCCTTCCCGTGGGGCCAGCCCAACACGCCGCTGGAGCACTTCCAGGGCCCGCGCAAGTGGCAGCGCGGGGTGCTGCGCGATCTGGCCAACCACATCCGCAAGAACCGCGAGATCCGGGCCGACGCTACTGCCGACGCCCCGGCGGTCCTCCAGGCGCTGCGGGACGCGACGGCGTCGGGGCGCGGCATCGGCAAGTCGGCGCTGGTCAGTTGGCTCATCCTGTGGATGCTGACCACCCGGATCGGCAGCACGACCATCGTCAGCGCCAACAGCGAGGCGCAGTTGCGTAGCGTCACCTGGGGCGAACTGACCAAGTGGACGGCGATGATTATCAACAGCCACTGGTGGGAGATCAGCGCAACCAAGCTGGTCCCGGCGCAATGGCTGACGACGCTGGTGGAGCGCGACCTGAAGAAGGGGACGCGCTACTGGGCGGCGGAGGGCAAGCTGTGGTCGGAAGAGAACCCGGACAGCTACGCGGGCGTCCACAACCACGACGGCATGCTGTTGATCTTCGACGAGGCGTCGGGGGTCCCGGACACGATCTGGTCGGTCGCGGCTGGCTTCTTTACGGAGAACATCGTCGATAGGTACTGGTTCGCCTTCAGCAACCCACGGCGCAATACGGGGTACTTCTACGAGTGCTTCAACGCCAAGCGGGACTTCTGGTCGTCGCGCAACATCGACGCCAGGACGGTGGAGGGCACCGACAAGAACATCTACGCGCAGATCATCGAGGAGTACGGCGAGGACAGCCGCGAGGCGCGGATTGAGGTCTACGGGGAGTTTCCCAGCCAAGGCGACGATCAGTTCATCAGCCCGCAACTGGTCAACGACGCCTTCGAGCGAGCGCCGCACAAGGACCCCGGAGCGCCCATCGTCATCGGCGTGGACCCGGCCCGCAGCGGCGCGGACTCGACGGTGATCGCGGTGCGGCAAGGGCGCGACCTGATCGCGTTGAAGCGTCACCACGGCGACGACACCATGACGGTCGTCGGGCACGTCATCGAGGCCATCGAAGAGTACAAGCCCGCGCTGACGGTCATTGACGAGGGCGGACTGGGGTACGGCATCCTGGATCGGCTGACCGAGCAGCGGTACAAGGTCAGGGGCGTGAACTTCGGCTGGAAGGCCAAGAATCCGATCATGTGGGGCAACAAGCGGGCGGAACTGTGGGGCGCCATGCGGGAGTGGCTCAAGACCGCTGCCGTGCCGCCCGACAAACGGCTCAAGATCGACCTGACCGGCCCCAAAACCAAGCCCGACAGCAGCGGCACGCTGTTCCTGGAGGCGAAAAAGGACATGCTGAAGCGCGGTTTGGCCTCGCCAGACGCCGCCGACGCTATCGCAGTCACTTTTGCATACCCCTTGGCGCATAGGGAGTACAATCCGAAGCCAAAACGGGTCGTTGCCTACCAAGGCAGCGCCGCCGCGAACTCCTGGATGGGGGCCTGACCATGCCGCTGACCAAATCCGCTAGCAAAACTGCGTTCAAAAAGAACGTAAAAGCCGAAATTGCCGCCGGAAAACCGCAAAAACAGGCGGTAGCGATCAGTTACGCAGTGCAACGCAAGGCGCAAGGCAAGAAAAAATGACGAAAGAAGAACGTCTGGCTCAAATGCGCTCGCGCCTGCGGGTGGCGCTGTCGGCGTACTCGGAAAGTCGCTCAAATGAGCTTGACGACCTCAAGTTTCTCGCCGGATCGCCGGACAACCAGTGGCAGTGGCCCGCCGACGTGCTGCAAACGCGGGGCGCGATCCAAGGCCAGACGATCAACGCCCGCCCGTGCCTGACGATCAACAAGCTGCCGCAGCACGTCAAGCAGGTGACCAACGACCAGCGGCAAAACCGCCCTAGCGGCAAGGTCATCCCCGCAGACGACAAAGCAGACCCTGAAGTCGCCGAGATCTTCGACGGTATTGTACGACATATCGAGTACATGTCGGACGCCGACGTGGCCTACGACACCGCCTGCGAGAATCAGGTGACGTATGGCGAGGGCTACATCCGTATTCTCACCGAATACTGCGACGACAACACGTTCGATCAGGACATCCGCATCGGGCGGGTGCGCAACTCGTTCAGCGTCTTCATGGACCCGCTGATCCAGGACCCCTGCGGCGCGGACGCGAACTGGTGCTTTATCACCGAGGACCTGCCAAAAGAGGAATTCGAGCGGCTGTTCCCGGACGCGCAGCCGATCTCCACGCTGATGTCGCAAGGCATCGGCGACCAGGACCTGAACCAGTGGATTCAACAGCAGACGGTACGGATTGCGGAGTACTTCTACGTCGTCTACGAACCGGTGAAACTGCGCCTGTACCCCGGCAACGTGACCGTCGAGGCGGGGTCGAAAGAGGACCGCGAGATCGCTGGCATGGGCCTCAAGCCGCTGCGCGAGCGCGTGGCGCAGGCGAAACGGGTTAAGTGGTGGAAGACCAACGGCTACGAGGTGCTGGAAGAGCAGGACTGGCCCGGCAAGTGGATCCCGGTCGTGCGCGTGGTCGGCAACGAGTACGAGGTAGAAGGGCAGGTGTACATCAGCGGTCTGGTGCGCAACGCCAAAGACGCGCAGCGGATGTACAACTACTGGACCAGCCAGGAAGCCGAGATGCTGGCGTTGGCGCCCAAGGCGCCGTTCATCGGCTACGGCGGGCAGTTCGAGGGCTACGAGCACCAGTGGAAGACCGCCAACGTCACCA